AAGCCTCAACACGTCCTGATCAAATAACTTAGCACAGGTGTTTTGCAACTGTAACATTGGATCATTCAGCAACTCCATAAACTTATAAGGGTATGATCTTGCATAAACAAGCACGTCTCTCTTAAGCTCAGCGGTTGACATCTTGTCAATCTTACCTCCCAATACAACCCTAGCAACAGCCTCAAGCATATCAACCGTAAGGTCTCTTGCTGCCAACTGTGCATCCAACTCTGTAGTTAACTTGTCAAACTGTGCAGACGCATCCTTCTCTGTATTTACTTCCTCAAATATCATTCCGTTTCCTGGATGATACTCTAAGAATTTTTGTAGTACTGGATTTGTTTTTGATACACTTAGTGAACCATCAACAAATACAATAGGCTCTAAAATAGCAGAACCATCCTGCTCATCCTCGAAAGGTGTCTTCTGGTTTCTTGCATATCTAAGTGGTCTATTTGATTTTCCGTCAAAGTAGTATAACGGACTTCTTGAAGTGTTCTTCGATGTCAACATATATGACAACGGAGTATTTCTTTTTTTTAATACGTAGATTCTATCTACTAATGCAGTTTCTTTGTTCATTTGATATAATTTAATTTGTTAAAAAAATAACAGGGAGAGTATCTCATCTCCCTGTTAGGTATTTATTTATTACTAGCTATTAGCTTCGAATAAGAAGAAGTTGTTAGCACCTAAAGTACATAAAGCTCTTTCTGATAAGAAGTGTACCTCCATAGCATCTAAGCTAGAGTTAGAAGCACCACCAGCAGAACCAGTAATCCAAGTTTTGTAACGACGATCTTCTGTTTCAGAAGCTCTGTAACGTACGTGTAAGAATGGTCTCTTAGCGTTTTTACCTAATACTTGGTCATAAACAGTTGTAGATCCAGCAGGAACTAACACTCCGTTAATAGCACCACCAACTACTCCACCACGTGTAGCAGCATCGTTTAAGTATTTCCAGTCAGTCTTGTAGAAGTCGTAACCTCTTCTGAATCCTGTAAACCCTAAGTTCAAAGCCATATCCTTATCGTTATCGAACAAACCGTAAGATGTACCACCAGCTCCGTAAGAGTTTTGAGAAGCTAACATATCATCGATATCGAAAGAGAATTGACGGTTAACGAATAACACATTCTCTTGGATAGCACCTTGCTTGTCAAGACGTTGGATAATAGTATCGAAGTCAGACAATGTAGTTGGATTACCACCACCCCATACGTTTCCTCTTTGAGAAACTGAGTAGAATAAACCTTCAGAACCTTTGTTACCAACATTACCTGTTGTAGCAGCAGCTCCTGAGTTAGTCTCAGCTGGTACAGCCTCAATCATAGCTAACTCTAAGTAATCCTCAAATCTCAAACGAGTTTCGTGCTCTGATTTGATGTACCATAAGAAACCTGTAGCTCCGTTCTCAGAAGTAACCTCAACCCATCCGATTTGTGCCATATCTGAACCAGATACTGCATACTTATCTTTGATGATGATTGGGCTGTTCTCTAAGAACAAGTCATCAGCCTCTAAAGACTCTTCCATTCCTTCAGTTCCTTTTCTGAACTCTGAACCATAAACGAATGCAGTTACTGTATCTGTAGTTGCAAAAGTTTGACCTCCACCTTCGTAGTAAGCTACGTCAAAAGTTCCAGCAGTGTAATCAACATCAGTGATGATAGCCTTGTTAGATTTAGAAGCCTCATTGTTATCTGATAAGAAAACAGTTTGACCAATTCTAAAAGCAATTCCACCATTCCCTGGTACTAAAGTGTCACTCACTGTAATAGTAGCTGTATCAGAAGCTGCAGCAGCGTCAGAAGCACAGTTAACATATTTAGTGTGTAAACGACCTTGCTCTGCCCATTTGATAAGGTCAGAAATAGATGGCATCTCAGCTCCAACTGATCTTAAGAAAGATGCAACTGAACGGTTACCATATCTTTCAAACTCTTTCTCGTAAGTATCTGGAAGATACTGATTCAAGAAGTCAAAGTTTGTAATGTAATTTGATGCAAGAGTTTTTCTCTCTGCTGAAGGCTGCAAATCAAAGCCTGGTGTAGATAATACTGACATTTTTTAATTTTTTAAGTGTTATTTTATACTTTTAAACTTAAGTCCACGACCACCACCATCGTCTATACTCTTCACTTTAACTCCTGATGAGCTGATAGATTGAGGAGATGTTCTAACCTCCATATCTATATTCTTTGTTTGTTTGGCGGTATCTAATAACGCCTCAGCTTTACCTTGCTCATAAAAGAACTTAGCAAATTTTTCAGGATTCATAGCTACAGATAAGGATCTGTGATAACCAACAGCGTCTGAAATTAACCCATCGTTATCTAAATACTTAGATATATAATTTGTCAGATCAGATTGAGACTTCTTTAAGTCCGCTGGATCACCAGGTAAAAACTTTAAATCCTTGTCACCAATATTGAAATCAAAACCTTTGAAATCTTGGTTGAAAAGTTCCTCCGTCTTCTTCTGAAAATACTCAGACTTTTTGTAACTCTCTTGCTGCACGGTCTGTGCGTCTTGAACGTATTTCTTGTAAGCGTTGTAGCCTTCCTTATCCTCATCTGGAACTGAGCTACCTCTTGACTCAAGTGGCGACTTGTACTGCTCCTTCTGATCTTCAAAAAACTTCTTAGCTTTGGCAAGCTCTTTCTTCTTGGCAATTTCTTTCTTCTTAATATCCTTCTCCTCATCGAAGTCTGGATCGTATCCAAATTTATCTTCGATCATATAGTTGATATCCTCGTCATCCAAGTCTGACTCGGTAACTGAGTAGTACTCAGCTAAAAGCTTCTCTGGAGATAGTTTACTGAAGTCCTTACTTAAATTCATAAAGTCATCAATACCTCTACCAGTCTCTTTCTTATACTTTAAGAATGCTGAAACGTCTGAAGGTAATTCCTCGTTAGCCTCTCTCTCCTTAAATAGTTCATCAACAGAGTTGATGTCCTTGTTGTATCTTCCTTTAATATAGGACAAGACATCTTCGTCTTTTAACTCTGGAGTAGTCTCAACTTGTTCATTGGTTTCAACCTGTTCATTTGCAATGATCACATCGTCCTGCTGAACATCTTGATTAAACTTCTCCTCGTGCTTGTCTAATAACTCTTGTTCAATCTCTTGCATTGAACGCTCTTCCCCTACGCCAATATCGCGCACTGTAAAATTTTCCATTTGATTTGATTTATTAAATTTATTTTATTTATGACAGAGTCAATAAATACTTTAGTTTTGCCGCCTCACCCGAAAGTGATTGAGCTATATTACATATGTCTGGATATCTATTAGCCTCACCATAAGCCTCAAGCTCATTAGCGAACATTAATACCTGATCTGTAAGTTCTATAGCATCCTGACCAGACTTCATAGGCTCAATTCGCATACCCTTGATTCTCTTTCCGCTATACCCCATCAACTTCTCAACAACCTCATCCTTAAACTCTTGCAAGAACTCGTAGAATGCACCTGTTGCCTTGTGCTCTGCGAAACTTCTTGTCTCCCAGTGAATCATATGGAACTGCTCGTGAAACGTAGCTAATCTCCCTGCGATATCTTCTGTTGTCATATTATTATAATTTTTGCAAAGTTAGTAATTATTTTCTTATATTATCTCGGCTCAAACTCAGCCAAGTCAAATCCGTCCAAACTGTCATCATTACTCTCGAAGTCAACAGGAGGTAAGTTATTCTTACGCTGCTCAATCAACTTAGATTGAGTTGTTGCTTGCTTTAGTATTCTATTATCCTTAGCCTTCTCCTTCATCTCGTCCTTCATAGTTATAGACTGAGCCTCAACACCCTTAAGCTGCATATTCATCTGGAACTCAACATTCATAAGTTCAACCTTTAACTGAGCCTCTGACTTCATCTTCTCAATCTCGTATCCAATCTCTGCCTGCTTGATCATCATCTTAGATTGTGTCTCTGCTTGAATTTGTTGCATAGCGTTCTGAGCAGCCATCTGCTGAGACTGAGCATTAATCTGAGCCTGCATCTGCTGAGCCTGCATAGCGTTCTGCTGATCCTGCTCCTGCTTCTTACGTCTCTTAAGTTTAAGTAACTGATTAGCAAGCTTAATGTTGTTTATCTCTCTAATATCTATAGCATCTTCTAACGTGATCGCATCTCTTGAAAGCGCAACCTGAATGTTCTGCTCTAGCTTAGCCTTCTCTTCCTCGTCTGGAGACATCTCTATAAATATACCGAAGTCGTAGATGTATATCTCCTTAATCTCTTCAAGAAGACTTACATTATACTTACCGATCTGCATAGCGAATGTCTCTGCAAAGTCAGAGTACTCTAATATATCTGCAACCCTGTACGATATAGCCTCAGCCAATCCCTTAGTTATGCTTAGACTTCCGTCTAGTATGTGTCTTGTGGCTGTGTTTGAGTTTGCCGCTGCAAGTTTCTGTAGACCAACTAATGAGTTAGGATCTGGCATACTACCATCCCTTGCCTCGTTTAGTCCTGTCACGTCTCTAATCATACTTAGGTAGTGGTTGTAACTTCCGATTAACGAAGCTATCTTACCCTGACCGCTGTTAGAGTTAAGCTCCTGGATAGGAACCCTTGCGTTATTAAACTCACCATCCTGAGTGTAGCTTCTACCGATTACACTACCAGTCTGGAAGTATAGTCTCAATGCATCCTCTGGATTGTATGCGGCTCCGTTACCCAAGTCAACCTCGTTAAGTCCATCAGCATCGATGAATACACCATCAGGCACAACCTTAGATATAACCTGCTGTAACTTTAAGTGAGTAACCTGAATCAAGTCAGCAAATGGTATCATACGTCTAACCAAAGACTCTATGTTACCCTTATACATTCTTGGAGCTACTGCAATATAGTTTGGAAGCGCGTGCTGAGATGATGACTTAGGTCTAACCATATTCTTTGAAAGTTCCCACTTCAACATAATGTTAGTACCCATCACCATAATACCATCGTACCAAACGTCGATAGTCTTCTCTACCTTCTCGAACTTACCGTCCTCCATCATCTCGTTAGGAGGATTAAACGAGTCGTCCTTCTGGATCATTCTAACACCGCCTGTGTCCAGTACCTTTTTTTTATATACAAACTTCTTTGTTGTCTTGTAGTTGACATAAAGAAGCGTTGCAGAGTCTCTACTAAACAAGCTGTTCTGATAGAACTGCGCGTTGTTATAGTAGTTATACCAAGACTGGCTGTACTTTGAAATCTCTTCAAGTTGATCGTTTGTAAGTGTAGGATCAATCTTAAGTAACTCAGTAATAGCAACAGTCTTAATCTCTCCCCAGTAGAAGCAATCCCTAAAGTGCGGATCCTCTGTGTAGCTGTGAACTATATTAGCAGGATCTACGTAGTCAATCTGAACGCCACTTCCTGGTAGGAACTGGTGCTTAACTATTCCTTTACCTAAAACGGCTAGGTCGTAGTCAACTCTGCTCCTTGTGTCTGAGTACTTGTTATCCTCTAGTATCGTGTTGATCGCAGTCTCCTCAGCGATCTCTATCGCTGGCTTGTAGTTGATCTGCATAAATAAGTTAAGCTCCTCAGAATCTTGAGGAAGCTGATCAGCATTTGTATCAAACGCGTCAACCCCAAAGCTGTCCTTTATCTGATTCAGAATATCCTTAGACACCATATCGGTCTCTATCATATCCTGATACTTGCTACGTCTCTCTGCAGAAACTGCGTCCTGAGCGTAAGCCTTAACTCTAAAAAGTCTGTCAGACATACCGTTAACAACGATATCGACAAACTTTGGTATAATTGGAATTGGTGTCCAATCTAAATTTAAATGAGAAAGGTCACCATCTACTGATAACTCGTTCTTATATTTAGCAACTGATTGTTCTCCCCTTGCGTATAACCTAAGACGATGAAACTCACCCCACTGATTATAAAACTTACAAGTTCCACTATCTCTTTTGAACCACTCGTAAGACACGGCTTGGCAAATCTGAAGCCCGTATTCATAAGAAGCCTTCTCTTTATCTGAAACAAACTGTCCTGGAAATCCAATAGGATCTATTTTTATAGTTACTTCTTTCATTTATTTTATATGTGGTTCCAAGTTCTTCTTTTTATTATATTATAAACAGAACTTTTAGATATATTAAACATTTTAGATAATTTAACTCCGCTGTATTTTTTATTAGAATGTAAATCTCTTAATAAAAACACATCTTCATTTGTAATGTTTGTAGATGGATTATCTTGTCCTTTAAGAGTTTTTTCTCTTATCTTTTGCTTATGTTCTTCTGTATGAGGTTTTTGTTTTTTACCTTTATGAGCCAAACTAATTTTTAGTTTATGATCATCTGTTAAAACTTTTCCTTTATGAAACTCTGAAACTTTTTTCTTTTGTTCTTCAGATATTGTTTTTCCTTTATTAGGAATACTCATCTTAAGTTTTGCTTCGTCAGTATGAACTAACCCTAAACATCCATCTCCACCATTTGTTTTGTTACAAAGAGTTCCTAATCCTAAATCATCTCTACCATACAAACTTATAAACTCAACTTCTTTTTCTTTTATAAAGTTATAGTCTTCGTGTTCAAATAGTATTTCAACTTCATAATCAGTTTTTTTAACTATATTTTTCCAATGAGGACCTCTATTCTTTTTTTCGTTAGCCCTATTATATCTGTTATCATTTCCTATTCCAATATAAAAAACAGTATCGTTGTCTAACCTTATATGTCTATAAACGTATGGCATTTACTTTATTATTTCGCTATATCTTCCGTTGTTATTATATCTTGCAAATTTAATACTTATTTTCGAATCTTTTTTAACTGCTTGAAATGTGGATCTTTGCGTTGCCATTATGGCTAATCCTGAGCTAATTGCGGCATCAAACTTTGTCCTGTCGTTTATATCAAACTTAGCCCAGTCCTCCAAAGTCTTTGTAAAGTACATAGATCCCATCTCATCTGGATCCCTGTACGTAGCCTCTAGGTCTAATCCTACGTACTTCTCTATATACGACTCAATTCCAGACGCGTGAGCGTGCTTAACATCTTCAGACGAGTTAGGTATACCCCCAAGCTCTTTCTCTGTCTTAGAGAGCTTGTGAGAGGGTTTGTCAGGTCTATTTAACGAGAACGCCCTGTAGCCCCTTGTCTTGAAGTGATACAGAAGCCTCTGCTTGTTGTTCTCTATAAGCACTGGCATACCGTAGAACACACACGCCATAAGCACGTCCTCAAAGAATATCTCTGCAGTCTGCGGTCTGGCTATGTACTCAAGGAAAAACTCGTTGCTTGGCGCGTTGTCCATATTAAACTTA